GCCAGTGCGTCAGCAGCGTCGGGTGATGCTAATCCTCGGGCTTTCATTTCCTTTTTGCCTTCCAAGAAAATTGTACCCGACGAATTGGGTTTTATGGTAGGCCCAACCAAATCAGACTTTAACGCCCTATCGTTCGGAATGGAAGCAGTTTTAAGCCACTCCTTCATCGCGCCCCACAGCTCGGCTCGCTTGTTGCCGTACATCACAGGGTTCTTCGCCTTCCAACCAAAGTTCACCCCTCTCACCACCTTGTAGCGCTGCTCATGTAGCCTATCTAATATACCGTACCCTAGCCCACCTTCGTCCAGCACCACGAGCGTTGGCTTGTACTGCTCAATCGCATCAATCACCCGACCCACAATCGTCATCGTATCCTCGCCATGATACCGATGGATCGCCACCAGGTCACGCCCCTGCCGCACCGCAATGACGGTCGAGTCCGCCCCACCTCGCGCCGGATCTACACCTATCACAATCGGCGCGGTCTCATCCTTGTACCGAGGTCTCGCCGCCGCGTCAGCCACATGGCTTGGCGAGATGAACTGATCGTCACCGCTTGACGGAAACTCACCGTACACCTCGACCTTCGCTTGGCTTGAGTCCTCACCGTACTCCTCAATGATCTGCCTATAGACCTGCTTGTCGGTGTCCTCTACCGTCCTTGCGTCCACTTGCCTTGTGTGCCAGAAGTCACGCTTGGCGTGGAAGCACTCAAAGAAGTACCCCGTGTTGCGTCGCGGGTTACTGAACGCGAACCAATACCTATCTAATATGTTCTCCGTAAAGAACCCCGCCCCCACCGACCAGATGCCGTCAGGAATACCCGACGCCTCATCAAAGATCAGCATCATGCCATCATGGTTGTGCACCCCTGCGTAGCTGTCAGGGTTCTCTTCTGACCACAACTTACCCTCTGCGGCCCAGTAGCGCGTCCCCTTCCGTAGGTCACGCTCCACGATGTCGCATAGCCACTTAGCCGGTTGCAGCTTGGTTGCGCTGATCTCCCACCAGTGCGCGTTGATGATCATCGTAGACCATTTAGTTAGCTCACCCCATGTCACCGACCGTAGCTGCGCCTCACTGTTAGCGCTCACAATCACGCTCGACCCTATCCGTGTGGACAGCATCCACATGATCAGCCAACTCACTAACGCCGATTTACCGATCCCTCGACCTGAACTGACTGCCTCTCGCAGCGTGTCCATGTCCACCTTACCTTTGTTATCTTGTATGTGCGCCTTGATGTCGCGCAACACCTGGCGCTGCCACATGCGCGGTCCGTTGTACTTCGCTAACGGCGTGTTCTCCTGCCTCCACGGGAAGGCGAACAATACAAACGCTTCCGGGTCGTCTTTAATCGCGGGGGACCACAACCGCGTCATCAGCAGTTGCTCGTCTTCCGGACTGTATATTGGTTTCTGCATGTGTTAGCTTTTCACTTTGTGGCGTCACGTCGATCACTTTACCCTCATCAACGCGTGTATCCGCCGCTCTGAGCGCGTCGATCACGCTGATGCGCTGGTCCACCTCAATACTCACCGCTTGCTTGGCGACCCAACCATGCGTGTGCTTCAGTATCTCTAGCGCCGCCTTAGCGTCGCCTTGCCGCGCTGCGTTCAACATGTGCTGGCTGTGCTCGCGCTCACTATCTGCGCGTCCCTTGAGTTCGGCAATTTCGGCAAGTTTGTCATGCTGTTTAAGTAGCCGGTACTCTACAGGTAACAACCCTGCTGCTAACGCCAACGAATCTTCTTTCAAACCAAGATACGCAGCGTTGTAGATGCGCTCCAGTACAGCTTCTGTCGCTTCAATCGTTCGGACTGTGAGGGGTAGGCTCTTAAACATAGCGTGACAATTTTACCAAGATGACCTAAGCGTAAGGGATTCTAATACTTTTGGCTAGTGAACTACTAAAAATTTCTTGTGCCAGTGGACTTTTTAAAAAATAAAAAAATTTCTTGTGGACCCTCCGGCCCTGACCTGCCAGGCCGTCGGCCCTACCCGGGGGCTTCAAACCAAAAACCCAAAAACTGATTGGCAATTTGGGTCATGCTACAAAGTTTGTAGCTATTGGCAATTTAGGCAATGATCTGCTATTTGTAACCATTGGCAGTTTGGGTCATGCTCTAGACTTTGTAACCATTGGCAAGTTGGGCAATGATCTACTATTTGTAAACATTGGCAATCTTGGCAATGGCAAGACAATTGCCAAGATTGCCAATGATTTCGGCTGTGAAAATGCGCTCGGGGACGGGGAGGGCGAAAAGCCCCAGTTATTGGCAATATTGGCAAAATTGTCATCATGTTTTAGTTAGCCTAGCCCCACTTTGATAGACCCTTGCAATACAGAATAAATGACAATACTGCCAATAGCCCCACAATCCCCTTGTAAATCAACGACTTAGCATTGGCAATCGTTGGCAATCTACCCCCCCTATCCTAGGCAATTCACGCTTTTTAACTTGCCAATCTTGACTTTTGCAAAACAATGATTTACAATAAAAGCTCATTCACTACAGTAAAGGACAATTAATCATGAAAATCACAATCGATTACGCGATCATCAAAGCCCTGCTAACCGCTGCGCCTAAAAAGGACATTCGCTACTATCTGAACGGAATTTGTGTCGACGCATCAAAAGAAACCGTTGTCTTAGTCGCAACTGATGGGCATATGATGCTTTGTTTCCCTGTTAGCGCTGGCGCGATCGAAGACCGCATCGAAGGGCATTTCATCATTGATCGCGTTGATCTTGACGCTATCAAGCCCATGAAAGCTGGCAAGCATACGTTGCCGCTAATCATTGAAGTTGATGAAAAGGGTTACACCATCTCAGGCGCAACAAAGGCAGTTAACACGCTAGTCGATGGCAAGTTTCCCGATTGGCGCAGAGTCGTGCCACAAACGTTATCGGGCGAACTGGCGCAGTTCAATCTTGAGCTATTGTCGCGCATCAATGACATTTGCAAAATCTTTGGTCAAGATGAGTACGCAACGACAATCCACCACAATGGGCGCTCATGCGCTCAAGTAACAGGGCTAAAACATCACGCGCTGCTAATGCTCATGCCCATGCGAAACGATGCAACGCAAGGCGATGCGCCCTTTCCATCATGGGCGCGTATGTAATCAATTCCCGACTTTCTGCGCCTACGCAACGTGGGCGCAGATGGGCGCGAATTGTGCCGACACTCAACTACAGTAAAGGACAATTAATCATGTCATTAGCAATTCATACCAAGTATATCGGGCCAACCAATACGCGCGGCGCACGTATCAAGGCAACATGCACCATTGATAAAGACACTAAGTGGACAGCGAGCGTTTCGTTTGAATACGGCGCTGATTCTGAAACGCGCCACGCGTTAGCTGCCAAAGCGTTGTTGGTCAAACACGCGCCAGATCTGCATGACAAGCAATTGTGGGTGTGCGGTAACACGCTAGACAACCTTGGGTACGTGTTTGCCGTCTATCCCACAATCCAACAATGAAAAAGCATGATCGCGTAAACACGCCCAAAGGCGTTGGCATGGTCGAAGGCGTGCACGGCGATCAGATCACCGTGCGCTTGATCGACCCGCGCTTTCCACTACCTGAGTGGCTAGTGTATCCACGCAAGCAATTGCGCTTGATACGCGACAAGAAAACCGTTGAAGTTTACGGGGAGGCTTTGTATTGATGGACCCAACTACAACCGCGCATAAGGTCGTCCACATGTACGGTGACCATGCGCTTGTATTTTGCTCTTACATGGCCGATAAATTCGCCCACGACGGGCTAGGCTATCGCTACTGGCTAGCAGTGGCGCACATTATTGAAGGAATTAAAAATGACTGACTGGATCGTTGCAACCGTGTTTGGCGTAGCCCTTGCCTGCGCTATTTTCTTCAACCTATAGGGGGCGCATATGACCGACGAAAACAAGCCTCCCGAATGGCTCGCGCTGTTAGCGCATCAAATAACGCCCGATCGATGGTGCGTGCCCGTTGAAACGATATGGCGGCGCTATGGCTGGCGACCGCCATCAACCGAGTGCCCTGAGACTATGGCAAAGCATAAGGCCTTCAGGACATGGACGCTGCCGCCATGCTGACTGCGCTGATTGCGATAATCCTTGCATGGATGATTAGCGAACTGCTAGACTTGTAACGTTGGAACTTCTCCTCAAGTTGGGGCTTCCCGCCCTGCTTTTACGCCCGTCCTAGTGACGGGCTTTTTTTATCCCTATTTAACAAGCGCCATTTTCGACGCAGGTGCAGTATCCTCGACCAGCCTACGCAACTCGGACTTGTTCAGCTTATTAGCCACATCAGGCGCAGCGAAAATATGCTTTTTTGTCGTATATTCCGCGCTGGCTAACCGGCCCACGTCAACCCATCCAGCCTCTTTGAGCGCGTGCAATAGCGCAGCCTGGGGAACTTTCACGCCCGCGGGCATACTGCCAAGCAATCGGTCAATCAACGCATGGAAGGGCGACCCGACAGCGCCCTTGGCGAATTCGCCTTGACGACGGCGCATCATATCCACAAGCCAACTCTCTGCGGTCGACATAGAGTGCTCAACAAGGTTCGACTTAAATTCAGTCCAGGCAGGCGTAGCGGCAGGGTTAAACGCCGATATGTCGCGCTGATAAAGCCATGCCGCTATGGCGACGAACCCGTGAGACTTGTACCAATCCCAAAGTTGCCTTGCATCATCATCGCGCATACGAGGCGCACGCGACCAGATGCAAAACCAGCGCCTATCTTGCGAGTCAAGCGAAATAGGTAACGGGTCATTGGTAAACGACAACACAAACAATCGGTTGAGCATGTCATAAGGGTGCAGGCCTTTGCGATTGATGGGGAGCATCTCTGGAGGCGCAGCGATGATGGGTTTAAGTTTATTCGCCAGCGCACGACGCGCAGCCGCCTCGGGTTCTTTCAACTCGTTAATGATCAACACTTCCGACTCAAGTTGATAACCCCACTGCGACGACAGCGAATCGTTATCAAGCAAGCCGCGGTTCTTTAGTCCTGGCCCGCATACCGCCCATAGGAAAGGCGCCCACATGGTGTCTTTACCGCAACCTTGATCGCCGCCATGCAGCACGGCGTGATTGATTTTGACTTCAGGGTGCTGCAACTTATACGCCATCACGTTAAAAAGATGCTCGCGCTCGCTAGGCTCAGGCACAAGACGCTCGCAATGCTCAAGCCAAGGACTAATATCCCCAACAAAGGCTTTATCAACGTCAGGACGCGCATCGCGCCAGCGGTTGCCATACACGTCGCCATCACGCGCAACAAGCAGACTCTCGCCTGCTGCATAGGTCACGCCAACAAGGGTGCGAGCGCCCATCGCCTGGCGCTGCTCATCGTATGCGGTAGATGCCTCAACCTTGCGCTTGCTGTTAATGGAGATGCAATTAACATGGCGATAGAGCGCGTTGAACACATAGCGTGGTACCTCGCGCCTATCTTGCATATCAAAAAACGAGTCGTCCGACTGTATGTAAGCGAAACGCTCAAACCATCCCTTCATCTCCACGCGACCAAGCTCCTTACGCTCGACTTCCTCAATGACTTTCTTAGCGTCGTCACTAAAAAAATTCGATGGCTCGATCTTGTTAAGGGTTGATTGCATGGTGGCAGCGAGCAAGTCATCACGCAGACCGAGCGCGTGCTCAGGCCCGCCCTGTTCAGCGACCCACGATAAGAACGTCTTGGTGTCGAAATCCACGCAGTGCGAGTGCAGGCAACAGTACGCCCGCAGAGCAGGCTTATATCGCCCCTCGGGGTTGCCGTCGGTGTGCGCGGAGTGGTTCGGGCAGATCACGCCAGCCCACCCCTCCTGGTTCGGATGCGACAAGACAAGACCCTGCGCGGCAAGCCACGCAAACACGTCATCGTTACCCGTGTCAGCGATCTTGATCGGGCTTGGGCCTGCGCTATCAGCCTCGCTCGGCGTAACGCCCAACGCCTCGCAGATCTGAGGCAGGGTAAACAGTCGATCAGGGTGGAACTCGATAAGTTGCGCGGCGAAGTTATTGCGACCTGGCTTAAGGTTGATCGAGCCAGGCAGACGAAAGTTACGCACGGCGTTGGTCGCGCCTGGGTCGGTGTAGCCTGCGTTGGCGATCGCTTTAATGGCCGCGCTGAACTCGCCCTTGGTGGGTTGGTCATCACTAAAGGCGTAACCATACTGATACGACCCTGGCGACGTTTCCATAATCCACGTTGGCGCAAGCGTTGGCACCTGCGACTTGGTGCCCACGTCATCAAGCACAAGCACCAGACAATACTCGCAGTTAGCCGCCGATGCCGACACATGATCGCCAAAGCGATCGACAATAAACGACGCAGTATTACCATACCACGCCTGATCGGGCTTGATCTTCTTAATGTCCGGCAGATGGGCAGGCCATGTGCACTTGATCGCGCCATCTGCGTGAAACTGCATTTGCCCGTCCTTGATGATCGGCTTTTGCCGCACGATGAGCGGCGTCTCGCCCTCAGGCGCAAGAGAAATTAGGAACTCCAAAAAATTTTTTATCATATCAACCCTTTCCATATTTAGTCATAACATCAATTTCAGCCTCTAAGGGCAGACCAACAGCCCATGACGGCGGCGTACACATCACTGCGTGCAGTGCCTTGACTGCCACGTCTGCGTCGGCCGCAGTAACTTCTAGAACAATCTCATCGTGCACGTGCAACACGACGCAATCAAGCTGGCGCAGCGACGAGCGCAAGATGTCGTTCGCCGCTGCCTGGCAGATATTCTCAGCCGCCAAGCCCTTCCATAACCGCGCTCGGGGCCACTCCTTAGCATCTGCGGCAGGCTTCCATGACGCCTTGGCATAGGACACGCCATCATCCTCTAGCCGCGCGTAGGGGTAGCATAGGATGCGCCCTGACGGCAGCGCGTACCACAGGTGCTGACCGTCAAAATAGTACGCCACACGGCCAGCCTTAAACTCAGACTTTGGATGCTTCATCGCACGCAAGTAGGCCGACTCAAGCGCTTGCCAGTAGTGCACCGCCCACGGGTTAGCGCGACGCCATGCGTCCACCATGCGCCTGCTATCAGCCTCGGGAAGGTTAACGCCGTAGATGCGCCCCATCGAGGCGAACGCACCCAGGCCGCCACCGTAACCACAGTTATGAACTAGTCGCCCAGATGCAGTGAAGCGATGAAAGGGTCCGCAGTTGAGCAAGTCCCATACACGCCTTTTGGCTTGCAACTTGGGCGGTTCCAACGATTGACTATCTGCTCGAAAGTAAGACCCATCGATAACAAATTCTTCATCGTATTGTCCGCATAACGTATCTCGGGATACATCAGACGAAATTTGTGCATCGCGGGAGTGTTGATGGTCTTCGCAGTGTGCCTTCTGTTTTGCACTTTCGTTGACCATCTCAAATTGCCTGGCGCATAGCCTTTGGAATTGTCTATGCGGTCCAGTTCCATATTCAATGGCGGCGCCCCGATGTTCTCCAAAACCCATACGTAAGCAGTCGCTACTGTCGGAAACTGGAATGTAATTCCACGCGCCCCATATGTTTTGTAGCCCGGCGACTTCGGATTCTCGCACCGTTGTTTGGCCGCCGACAATCGCTTTGCTAGCGATGGATATAGCAGTTTTGTTCGATGGCCCCGCTCGGACGAGACAAAGCCTGTTAATGGCTGCTGTTCCAAATTCAATCGGGTTCGTCTCCCCTTGAACCCAGACGAGATGATCTGGAGTGGCGCAGAGTCCGTCGTATTCAATGACATACTTTTCTCCTTTGTATATTGCG